CCATATCCTGCTGATGTTGACATATTCATGCCATCAAAATATGGAAAAGGCAAGCCACCAACAGCCTCATTAATCGTTAACAAACGACGAGGACCAAGAAATGGTAGCAAGGAATATTGAGCAACCAAGTCGTCCTCAATGACTTGCAAAATATTATTGTCAAAGGGCTCGATGATTCGCCCATATTTGTGCACTCCACGCCACATAGGAGAAATCATCTCTTCCATGCGATCATCATTTGGAGATAGCACGGAATTGTCCTTTTCATTTGGGAACACTTTGCCAAAGATGGGAGATGGGATATGGCTGTGTTTCATTGGTTGATGGGCCGCCAAATGTGATGGGACAACACCAATAATCTCAAAATTACCCGTGGGTGCAGTTTTGAAGCGCCCATGGCTAATAGCGGTTGGTGTTGAGATTTCAACCAGAGGTGGGAACTCAGGTTCAGCAGGTTGGATGTTAACCCCATGTATTTTATTCAATGCGTTTTGAAGTTCATCAAGATCTTCTCTCATAACAAGTTCGAAATAAGAAAAGCTCTTGTTATACAGCATCGCATTGTGTATACCCAATATTTTATGATCTAAATGGGTATTCTCTGCAATTAGCGGACAGCCACAATCACCATTGGTAGCGGCGACTGCTGCTTTCCAGCCATGTTGCATAACATGTGGTACCGAACCTCCTTTGAAAATGTCATAAATGACCTTATCAGAATCGGAATTATGGTCTCGTGCATGAGCCACCGTTCTAGAAAGATAAGGCATATCAGTAAGGCCTCGCTTAGTCAAAAACAAGGCTGGAGTCTGTGGCACCTTCGTCAAATCGGATTTGTGAATGAACAAACTGCGAATATCGCGGAATGAACGCACATTAGCCGAAAAACGATAAAGTGCAAGATCGGCCCCATCAAACGTAACAAGGCGGCTCCGCTGAAAGGTATCAGAATACACCGCCCCATTTGATGTGCGAATTTGCAACTTTGTGCCCTCTGGTAAATAATTGCCAGGTGTTGTCGCAAAGAAATGTTGAACTGTCAACATGTCAGTTCCACCAATCATCATGGCGTGCATGCTCACATTGACTACCAGGCCGCTCTCTTGTTCCACACGGGCAGAAAGTCCAACCAATGATGTAGCAAGTGGACCCTCAATCAACGCCATGGCACCAGGATCGTCAGCACCATGTGTAATGGCTGTGGTAGCAATTGTTCGCACCACTTCTTTCTTAACCAACGGTGAAGGAGAGGATCCGACATCGTATGCGCCTGCTGTAACCACTCGATCTGGAACAGTGGGTTCCTTTGGAGCCGCTAGCTTTTGTACTGCATATCGTGTAACACGATCGATAGTAAAAGCAGCACCAATTCCCATCAACAACACGCACAAGGCCTTTAAGAGAGTAAAGGCCCATTTCCGTGGGTGTCGTTCATGCGCTCTGTGAACAATTGCATGAGAAGAAGTTTCAACTTCAGCAATCATTGCTTCACGAGCAAGAACCGCGTCCGCCTCAGCTTGTAAGCGTGCTTCCAAATCCATCATACGAAGTGGTGAATAGCCATCGTTGTACCCTTCAGCCTGCCATTCGTCATACAATCGCTCTTCCTCAGGTGTTGCGTAAGGAATATGCAAGGGCACCTCCGCTTGAGCATCATGGTAATTGTCATGAACTGACATCATGTGGGCCTCCGCTGTTGGTTCCACGCCATGACCCAAGATTCGTGGCAAACCAGGTGCGTCGGCTCCCAAAGCTCTGACAAGATTTGGATCAATCCTTGGTAGAGCATTGTTGTAAAGCCCTGGAAAATCCTTCGCCGCTTCAACAATCTCGCGACAAACTTCTAATTCACGTTGTGTGAATTCAGTCACATGCTCATTGGCCATACTTTCAAGCAAAGCTTTCTGCTCATACTTAATATGTTCAGAAAAACGCTGCTTAAACGTGCCAATAAGTTCTGGAGTGGTGTAAGTCTTTTGATCAAAACCATGATCGCCAGGAACCACTGGATTCAAAAGGCGGAAAGTATGGAAATCCCACGCTTCTCCAGGATGCATTAGTTTCCAGGCATCGGCTTTAACACGATCAAACATGTCCGTTCCCTTCTTTGCGAATTCAGGCTTCACAAACATCTCAACTAGCATATCACGGCGACGCCAATAAGGCATCCCTCCAGCCTGCACATTGGGAACATTCACATATGCACAGTTGGAACACATCATGACAAGAGGTGAACAAAAGTATTTCTTCCCCTTATCTCGCACATCTGGCATGTTCAAGAAGAAAGAACATGTTGATTTCATTGCTATCAAATCGATATATTCATTCGATTCGGCATTGACGTTTGGTGTCATCGCCATGAAATCATCGGTGCGCACACAAAATTGACCGTTGTAACCAGGCCAAAACTTTTGTGCAGTACGTGCATAGCATTGGTTATGTTTCATACTCGGCGGACAAACGGCTGATATAAAGTCTGGTGCAATGTAACTCTTACCAACACCAGGTTTGCCCGTAAATTCAATGACATACGGTTCCATGCGTCTGCTCATTGAATAACGAGTGTAATTGATTGATTCCGCAAACCCTTCCAGTATGCGCACTGCATCTAGCAAAAGGGTAAATTTTTGAGGTGATGATCGCGTTTGCTCCACAAAGGCATACTTTAAT